CATGCTCCGCAAGCGCGGCGCGGAGGGCGGTAATGGCATCATTGAGATAGCCTGCGTGTGGCAACTCATCGACTGCGCCCGTCATCGCCTCAAGCGCCTGCTGCGCTGCTTCTCTTAGGTTCATACCATCCCCCACAAGTAAGTGATCAAGACCGCCGCCACCACGAACGGGGCGAGGAACACCACAACCAGGGCAGCAAGCAGCCACGCCACGGCAAGCCAGTCAGTCAGCCACTTCACGTAAGCCACCCTGCCCAGTGCAGGAAGTACACCAGGGAAAAGAACAGGAAGGCCAGCGCCGCCAACATGGCGGCAAGCCAGCCCAGTTCTTCGAGTCCATCGTCTTGATTGAGTCGATTCATGGGCTTTCTCCTCACTGCGGGATGGGGTAGATCAGCTTCTCAGGCTGCATCAGCTTGGCGATGGACTGTCCACGGCAGAACAACTGGATGGCACGCTGCACCTTCTTGGATGTCTCCAGGCGTGCTGCGCCGATCCACGCACCACCACCGGCCTGAATCAGGTACTCGCGCAGGCGGATGGCAGCGTTCTCGTGCGCACCTGCGATCTCGCCATGAGCCATGATCTCACCGAAACGCTTGAGCTTGTCTCGGGATTCGCCCGCTTGCTCAGCGCAGAAGTAGCACGCTGTGATTGCCGCAGTCGTCAGGAACCTACGCCGCTGCGCGGCAAGCGAGTGCGCAAACTGCAGGGGCTCCGAATAACTCTCGATGTATTCCTGTATCTGCGACACCGACTTCTGGTGCACATCGCTGCCCATGTTGTTGAGCAGCACACGGGCAACGGCCACGATGTTGCGGTCGATCCAACTCTCACCACCTGCGATCTTGATGGCGTCATGCGCCTGCCGTGGGATGTGTTGGTCAATCATCTGCGCAGCTAGGCGCGGCACGTTGCGCGTGACGAGGAAGGTCACGGGCTTGTTGTACACCGTCACAGCGAACAGGCGATGCTGCCCATCGGCCAGCGTGCCATCCTCGTAGAAGGCAAGGCCCTGATGTGATGTTTGCCAACGCCCCTCAGCCATGTCCTTGGCGTAGCGGTGCGCGATGTCCTCACGCATATGGCGGTTGGTGGTGTTCTGCATCAGCCACTGGCGTGCCAGAGCGGGCGATACTGAGATGTACTCGGTCACGAGCTTTGCTTTTCTTGCCATTTTGTTTCTCCTAAAAGAGTGCTGGTGGAAGTCCCGCCACCGGATCGGGTTTGGGTTGTCTCTTTGGTTTGTATGGCTGGCCCTTCCACGTTGGGAAGGGCCACACTTTGGGCGGTGGGTCTAGTGCTTCTTTTGCACGTCGAGGGGCTTTGCGAGTAGCCATCGGTCACCCAGTTGTCGAACGCTCTTGACCCATTGGCGTTGGTTGTGGCGCTGTGTGTGGATGGGTACGTAGTCCACAGCAAACAACTGGCGCACCATCTTCAATGCTCGTGTCTTCATTCGGTTCTCCCTACCTCTTCAATGTCAGTGATGTCCCAGTCAGCTTCGTCGGGATCGCCATCGACGTACTCCTCCAGGTTATTGAGGAGCTTGTCCGCTGCCTCATCTGCAGAGTAGGCGCTGACAACAACGGTGATGTAGGACTCGCGCCTGAGTTCGATCTCAAAGAACTTCATGCTGCCCTCCCCAGGAACAGGATACGCAGGCGCTGCCAGAAGGTGTAGTGGGAGAAAGGCTGAGGAACCTCGACCTCGATGTACTGAATCCTGGGCTTGTTTGCCTCTTGGAGTTGCCGGATGAAATCCGCATTGAGTTCGTGCAGTTCGGCCTGTTCCGCTTTCAGTTGGTCGCGGTCAAGCTCCACCACCGGCGTGGTGGGCGCGGGGACTGCCTTCGCATACTTCCCACTCTTGACGTACTTGCGCTTGGGTGCGCCATTGGCAACCTCTTTCTTGCGTGCGTACTTGGCTTTGGCCTTGAGCTTCGCAGCCTTACTACGTTCGTAGGCAATCACGCCGTAGACGTACTGCGGCTTGCACCCAAGTTGTTCAGCAATATCCTTGGGCTTCATGCCGCTGGCCAGCAACTCACGAATGACTGTGGCCTTGCTGACAACGAGAGGGATGGTGGGTACTACCGGTTGAATGGGTTCAATCGGCGTGTTAGATGTAACGGTCAAAATGGTGGTTAGCTTTCTTTTAGCCATGATGTTTCTCCTGTTGAATTAAGACTCGGGTCTTTGCCCGAGTCCAAGTTTAGACAATGTAACGATGGGTTGCAAGCCCTATCAGTGCGTCTGCGCTCCTTCAAACAAAGCATCCAGAATGTCCCGAGCAGGTTGGCCGTCATACAGCATCTCCTCTGCCCAGGCCAACACATCATCAGTCAGTCGGTTCTTGTTTATCTGACGCTTGGCAATCACCGGGTCTTCAGGGTAGGTGTGCTCAGCAATCAGGTTGATGAGCGTGTTGTGTCGTCCGTACATGGCGTCGTCGAGCGCCTCTTGCAATTCAATCTCCAGGGTGTACTCGGGAATGAACTTACCCTTGACCTCCTTGACGCCCGTGACGTCAGGCACAGCACCCCAGTCGTAGTTGCCCCACTGTGCGCCTGTGTTCCAGCCCCAGTCGTCTGCATCCACCGCGCTTGGGTCGCGCTCGGTGGGCAGGTTGTCCCAGTTGATCTGAACAACTGCATCGGCCAGCATCTGTAGATACACCACGTCAATAGATTCCTTATCACCATGCGCACCGTCATAGCCAATACTGATGTTGGTGCACTCTGAAATCAGACCAGTGAACTCTGCGGTATCGGTATAAACACCTGTGTTGTCTGGTGCGAGGAACAGTGCGTCATCTGATGCAGTGTTGAGTGCCAACGAAAGCGCCAGGGCAAACGCATCAGAGCAGCAGCGCCCACCGAACTGGTGCGTGATCACGCTGTCGATACCCTTGCGGTCGAACGCAATGGCGCGGTCGAACTGCAGCAGCGTGGCGTCATCGAAGTCGGCCAGGAACTTCGCACCAATACCGCCGCACTCCTCGCCTTGGCTGAAGATGTAGTAGCCAGGGATACCGGAATGCATCAGGTGCATCAGCATCGCCACGCCTGCGCCGTCATCTGCACCCAGGCACTGATCCTTCATGCCTGCGCTCCACTTGGTGTCGGTCTTGTTTATCTTGTTGTCGCCACCGGTGCGGTGCACGGTGTCTACGTGGGCGATGAACAGGGTGCGGTGGTTGACGTCGGTGCGGGCATCGACGTGCATATTGCCTGCGGCATCAATGCGGCACTCCAAATCCTCGGGCAGGTTTGCCATCAGCCACAGCAGCAACTCCGCAACCTGAGCGGAGCCGTGTGGGCGGCGCAGGGACAGCGCAGCATCGAGGGTCTTGAAAAGCATGGTGTTGGTTTGTGTCATGTTGTTTCTCCTGTGTTGGTCATTCATCAATGTTGGTTTCTTCAAGCGGCTCGGCCTTGGCCTGTGCTTGCGCAATCAGGTCGGCGTCGTCGTCCTCGTGATACCACTGGCCTTCGATGTATACACACTCATCGCGTAGGTCGTAGCAGTCGTTGTACTTGCACACGATGCGGCTGTCATGGTTGGGATACCACTCGCCATCACGCTCGACATACACGCAGTCGTCGCGTTCTTGGTAGTCACCATCGACGTCACACACGATGTCGTTGTCGTGCAGGAAGCTCTCGTGGTAGTAGTTGCCGTTGACCTCGATTGCGTGGTCGGTATGGAAGTAGTACTCGTGGCCGTTGCGCCCGTAGCCATACACGAAGCTGTTGTCCGCGCAGTGCTGACAGATGCGGGTGTCCTCGTGATACCCAGCCCAGGTGCCCTCGTCCTCGTGCATCGAAGCGCCGCAGTGCTCGCACTCCACCGAGCTTGCCTCGTCTGGCTCACCGCTGGTGGTGTTGCAAGTGAACTCGGCCTCGCTGTCCTCGACGATGTGGAGGAACCTGCCGCCGTCAAGCGCCATGCCTACGCGCACACCCTGCTCTTCACCATCGAGGTAGGGCGCGAGGAACGACTCGTGGTAGCCGTTGCGGCGTTCGATGTAAACGAAGCGTGAGCCGTTCCACCCGCTGTCCTTCTCGTAGCCCTGCGCCTTGAGCCACGCTTCGAGTTGCTCGTCGGCGTGGCTGTAACCACCATTGCGGTCGCGCTTGTACGACCTGACGAACCGCTTGCCCTTGGCATCCTCGCAGCACAGGCAGCGACCGCAGATGACGCCGTCAGCTTCACGGCGCAGCGCCAAGTGCCAGCCGTACTTGGGATCGTAGACGCTGTACGGGTGGTTCTCAACAGTCTCATGCTCCCACGACATGCACGACTTGGGGCCGTGCTGCACGCCGTGCACGATGTCCTCGACTGTGCGAGCGAAGTACATGTCGGACTTCAGCGGTGAGTGCAGCGCCACGAGATCACGGACGTAGTGATCAGGCAGCGTAGGGAAGTGGCGCATGATGTAGCGACCCATCGTGGTGAGCACCACCCGGTCGGCCTCGCCTGCCCGCTCGTCACGGGTGTAGGCAATCTTGAACGGGTCGGACTCGGCTGCGTGCGGCCACTCCAGCAGGAGCAAGTGCCAGTCGGCAGGGCGGCACAGGCGAAGCGAAGCATCCACGATGGGGTGCAGCGGGAAGTTGTAGCGTTGACGCTTGAACCAAAGGCGGTGTGAGGCCACCACCCACGATGCGTCAGCGAACACGCTGAGCATCAGATGCTCGTTGTATTCATCATCGAGCTTTGTCAAGTTGTAAGACATGATTGAAACCTCCAAATGGAAGGGAAAGAAAAGGGAGCCGAAGCTCCCCACGAATCGGGGAAGAAACCTTCCCCAAACTTTTAGGCGGCAGCGAGTGCCAACTCCACCGCCCGGTTCTTCAGCGCATCACCCGGCCCCCAGAGGGCGGATGCCTTGCGGTTCTCCTCGTTGTGTGCACGGATATGGTGGTCTGTGTACTCGGTCACGGCGTTGAGCCAGCCCCATGCAGTCTCTTGCGCTGTCTCAAGCATGGCGCCCTTGGCTGCGCCGTTGAACAACTCCATGACCCGGATGAAGCCACGCGACTCCTTGACTGCATCGGCATCCCTCGTGCCAGTGCGGAACAGGTGCACCGTCATGTCCTCGGCCAGGGTGCGGGACACCTTGATGCCCGACAACAGGCGTGCTGTTTCGAGGAATGCTTTGAATTCCTCGTTGGCGTTCTCCATCACGCCACGCACATCGTCAGGCTTGAACTCCGAGCGATGGGTCACCCGCACTGCAGCGACCGAACCACTGCGTGCCATGCGCAGCGTGTTGTCGCACACCGCACGAACGGCAGTCCACCTAGCCTCAGTTGCCAGCGATCCATCTGCACTGGTGGAGAGCAGGGCGTAGGGTGATACCTTGTCCGAGTACCCATCGACGCACACGCCATCGGCGATCTTGGCGGTGGCGAAGTACCGCTTGCCACCGAACAAAACCCCAGCACTTTCAATCGTCATGCCACCTGCCTGCGCCCAGTCACGGAAGAACTCCAGCACCTCACGGGGTTGAACGACTTTATAAGAATCACTGACCACGCCAAGCGCATCCTTGGTGTCGCTGCGGAACAGCACCACCTTGTCCTTGACGACCTTCATCTGGTCGGCGTTCTGTCCACGCTCGGTGGCGTAGCGGACATAGCCACGCTGCACCTCGTAGTCCATGCCTGCGGCGGTCTGCCACTCCTCGACGCTCTGTCCTGCTGGCATCAACTGCCCCAGGCCGTGCCACTCACGCTGGGTGGAGGCGTACTGAGCAACGCCGTTCTTGATCATGATTTGATGAGCCATTTGGTTTCTCCTAGTTGAGATGCCGCTGAACCGCAGCGGCCACGGGTTGTCCAGAAGTGGACAGTGTATACCCTTCCCGTACTTGTGGGAAGTATCGGGCTGAAAAAAATGGGGAAGAAATCTTCCCGGTCACTGAACGGTGTGGCGCACATACCCATACCGGTTCAGCACGCGCTTGGCTGCGTCGTATGCGTCCTGTCGGGTGGGTCTGATGACCACCATCGGAGCACCGGGCGCGATGCGTGAACCTCGGTAGTGCAGGTGTGCACGCCAGTGCCCATCCGCTTCGTGGCTCAGGCCAATCGTGGCCAGCGCCAGGGTGATGCCGCTTCTACTCATGCCATCACCTCCATCGTCTTGACCCACACCTCAGCCATTGCCTCGGCCTCCTCACGGGTATCGTAGCGGGTGGTGTTGAGTTCCACCCCGTTGAGACTGACCATCACATAGTAGCCCCAGGTCGTCTCGCTTGCGTTGAAGCACACAGCGGCGGCAAGCCTGCCGTCATCTGTGGTGTAGATGTCTTCGTCTTTCTTCATACCGTCTCCCTTCTCGCTTGGTTGTACGCCCGTAGGAACAGGTCGTGGAATGCATCCATCAGGATGCGCTTGTTGCCCGAGTCGGCTACGCGCCACAGCGCGGCCAGTCGTTGGTTGAACCCACCGCCGTAGCGGTCGAAGTGGGCGCAGGCTATGTGCACCATCTCCTCATCTAGTTTCATGCTGCCATTCCTTGTGGTTGGTTGGGGGTGTAGTTCATGCCCATGAACCCGGACATGTACTGGTGTGGCTCGGGGCCGAAGCGGAACCCGATGTAGCGGTAGCTGCCATCCTCTCGCTTGCCGCAGGCGTAGAAGAACCCTTGCGGGTCTTGCGTCCTGCATAGGAACGCATTGCGTGCCCACACCGCACGCATCTGCTCCACCTCCTTCTGCAGTCGCTCGATCTTTGCCACTGCGCGGTCGATGTTGCGCGTCTCCTCTGCGCGGATGGCGGCGCTCTCACCCTTGAGGTAGTCCGGGTATGCGCTGTTGAGCAGCGTCAGCATCTCAATGTCGGTGAGCAGCACCGAGTCGGGCCACTCCTGCATCTGCACTGCAACCAGTGCCGGGTCGAGCGTCTTCGTGTTGTCGTTCACTTGGCTTCTCCTCTCAAGTTGTAGATCAGGTTGTTCAGTCGGTGAAGTGCCGCCTCGTTGAAGTTGGTGCACTGCTCCCACTTGGTGCTGTCCTGCATGAACTCTGCGCTTTGGCGCACTAGCGCCTCGATGATGTGCAGTTGGTACAGCAGTTCTTCTTTCTCGGGTGTTGTCATGCTGTTGCTCCTTCCTTCTGTTGAACTACCCGGCCACGCTTGTCGAACTCGACCTGGGCCAGGACGAAACAGCCCTTGACTTGGGGTTGGTAGAAGTTGATCTCGTAGCTGCTGGTCTTGGGGCATGGCACATACCACACCCAGTAGGTTGCCTTCTGCTTGTCCATGTACTTCATGGCCTCGTGTAGGTCTTCGCTTGCGTACCACCGGAACACGGAGGTGAGCAGGAAGTGGAAGGTGGGTTGCTTGTGTTTGATCATGGGTCATTCCTCCTTCAGGTTGATGTCTACAAACATACCGTCCTCGCCCCAGGGATCGACGGGTACTTCGGCGTTGATGGTGTAGTGCACGCCATCGAGCCACACATGCACCTCAGCATCGGGGTTGACGCCCTGCGCTTGCAAGGCTGCGATCAGGTCTTTGACTTTCATGGGCGATCTCTTCTGCCTCAGCGCGGCTATCTGTGCCTCGAATATCTCGATGAGTTCGCTTGCGCTCTTGCCTGCGTAGTCGGGTTTGTTTAGGTTCATGGGCATGGTGTAGTCCTCCTGGGGAAGGTTTCTTCCCCGTTACTGCTGCCAGAAAAGAAACCACGGGTCGCGGGCAGCACTTCGCTTGCCGTGGATGGGTGTGCACTGGGTGTACAGGTATTTGAGACGGGTTAATTCCTCCGGTGTTATGTAGGTCAGGGGATTGGCGTCCTCCATCGTGGGTTTTATTGGCGTGCCCTTGAGTTTTGATTTGGGCGCGGCGGTATCTCTTATGTGTTTTAGAAGGCTTGCGTAGTATTTGTAGAAGGCTACATACGGTTGGTATTCGGCCTTGTTTTTATCCACCATCGACCTGTGACGCAGGTAGGTGTTGCTTGCCCATGCGAACTCGTCACGCACAGCGTTGAGCAGGGCAGCGTTCCAGTTCTCGCGCCGGGTTCTTGAGTGGGCTGCGTAGGCTCGGTCAGGCAAGACGCTGTTCTTGAAGTGCTCGCGTTCTCGCCTGTCGATGGCGTCGAGGTAGGCAGGCGACACCTTGGTGTGTGAGGTTGAGCGGGCGTTGATGCGTTCGCGTTTGGTCATCTCCTTGTAGGGTTTGGGTGGGATGCACGCATTGCAGGAGTCTTCGAGGCGCAGCTTGAGCCTTGACCAGCGCCGGAACAGGCGCAGGGGTAGGTCGCGTGAGCACAGCGTGCAGCGGCGTGTGGCAAGGGGTTTGGTGGTGTTGGATGGCATGGTAGTGTCAGCTTGGTGTAAGGGTTCGGGTAGCTACCCACCTACTCACAAGGTACGGGCGAGACATTGGGTAGTGTAAGTCATTGATGCGGCTCACGAAGTTGGGCAGCTACCCAACTACCCAGAATTTGGGGCAAGCACAGATGGCAAAGTTTTTTAAGAAAGAAAAAGCTGGCGTGCTTGGGTGAACAACAACAAATCTTTTTGGTGTACCTCTATATATATGGGTAGTTGGGTAGTAGTAGTAGTAGTTCATACAAATCAACAGCTTACGCTACCCAATGTTGCGCCCGTAGGTAGTGAGGAGGTGGGTAGCTACCCAAAACCGAGGGTAAACCCTGACAAAAGTTGGACACGGGGAAGAAACCTTCCCCGATCCGGTCAGCGACGGCCTTTCAGGGGCAGAGATGACAGGCGCACCTCTTGCCAAGTCTCGTAACGCTCGGCGTTGTCGAGGATGCGTTGCTTGCGGTGGTGCTCTTCGCTCCTACGGACGCAGTCCGCTCGTAGCTCGGCTAGGCGGGCTTTGATGTGGGGCGGGCAGTTGGAGCCGAGACGCAGGTTGAGTTGCTTGGACATGGGAAACCTCCAAAGTAAAAGAGTTCGCGTGGCGAACGGAAATAACCGCAACCCCCTCGCGCAGAGGGAGTGCGGCAGGAATCGGGGAAGAAATCTTCCCAGGATCAGGCGAGAGCCTTGACGACAGCCTTCAGACGCTTCACATCGCCGTCGAACGCAGCCAGGAACCGAGCGAACGCCGCCTTCTCTGCGGCAGTCGTGCGGGTGGGCTTAGCAGGCTCAGCATCGCCGCTGGAGTTGCGGCGGATGTGGTAGTTGAACTTCATCTCGGCAGCGCGGTAGGCGTTCTGATGGGCGGTGCTGCGGTCTGTGCGGGACTTGCCCATGATGGCCTTGGCTTGCGCCTCTGTGACCTCAAGGTTGCCGCGCAGGAAGTGGGTGATAAATCCCTCGCGCCACGCGGCCTGCGTCTCAGGTGTGGCCTTCACATAGGCTTTGTGCCACACAAGCGAGTGGGCTTGCGTGATGCGAGCGTGTGCACCGAGTTGCCATGCGAATTGGTTGAGTGTGTTCATGGTGGATACCTCCAAGTGATGAGACAAATGAAAACGGGGAAGAAACCTTCCCCGTGCTGTCGGCGGGATTTATCCCAACCGATGAATCTATTGTAGCATACTGGGGTTTCCGAGATTCTCAGAAACTGGGTATCTCGACCCCACCCTACCCCCACCCCCCAATATTGGCAGCGAGGTGGCGTAGTTGTGTGAACACTAATCCCCAACCACACTCAGCATTTTCCAGAAACTCGCCACAAACCCCAAATACCAAACCCACCCCCATACCTTTTCAAATAAAATACCCCCCGGTATATTATAAAAATTTGACAAGCATGGGCGAAAAAAAGCCCCGGTCTTTGCAGCCGGGGCAAGATCAGTCTAGCAACTGAGAGGAGAAACAAAACCAACACACATTCGAGAGACGCTTGCACGCCGCTCGGTACCCACTATACACTCCGCCCAATTACGGACGCAAGCCCCGCTTCGAAATGCTTGAACACCTGATTGACTACAAGCCACCACTGGCCACCCTTGACGAGGTGACGCCTTTGGATAAGGCGACTTCGGATGAAGTCTTAGCCGCCCAGGTATCTACCGCAGACTGGCTCAAGGAAATGGGCGCCACCAACGCCGAAGAATCCCAGCAGTCCGCAGCCGCCTCCCAGGCACGGCAGGCTTTCCAGGCCATGACCACCCAGTCGCCGGAGGAACAGCGCAAGGCGCTCATCCAGTTGAAGACTCCACCCGCTGTGCGGCACCTAACAGGGATGTTGGTGGCGTATGACTGGGCGTTTGTGGAGCAGGCCAAGGAGCTTCGCGGCTACGCCGTGAGCCAAATCCTTGAGGAAACCAAGCACCCCGACGCAAAAATCCGGCTGAAGGCGCTCGACATGCTTGGGCGCGTGACGGAAGTGGCGCTATTCACGGAGCGGGTGGAGGTCAAGAAGACTGACCTGACGGATGCCGAGATCGAAGCCAAGATCAAGGACAAGATCAACCGCTTCATGCAGGTCACGGACGTAATCGACATCACGACCGCAGAAGAAACCGCCCCGGAAACCCCGGATGAACCTCCAGTCACTCAATAGCATCAGCCCGCGTGAGCTTGCGGCCATCCAGGCCGCGCTTCCGACGCTCTCCTTGCAGGAGAAGATGGAGCTTTTTGAGGCGCTTGAGGAAAAAGAGCGCCGGGTGTCGCGTGATTTGGCCAAAACCAACCTCATCGGCTTCGCCAAGCACGTCTATCCAGGGTTCAAGGTGGGGCCACACCACAAAAAGCTGGCCAGAATCTTCGAAGACGTGCTCTCGGGCAAGAAAAAGCGGGTGATCATCAACATCGCCCCGCGTATGGGTAAGTCCGAGTTCAGTTCCTACTTGTTTCCAGCGTACTTCCTGGGTAAATTTCCAGAGAAGAAGATCATCATGGGCACGCACACCGCGTCCCTGTCGGAGGACTTTGGTCGGCGCATCCGAAACCTGATCAACAGCGATGAGTACGGCGAACTCTTCCCGGAAACGCTGGTGGCTGAGGACCAAAAAGCCGCCGGGAAGTGGTCTACCTCCCGAGGAGGCCAGTATTACGCTGCTGGTGTCGGTGGTGCTCTGGCTGGTCGCGGTGCTGATCTGTTCGTTATTGACGATCCTCATAGCGAACAAGATGTAAAAATAAATTCAAGGCTCGCGTTCGACACGGCATGGTCGTGGTTCCAGACCGGCCCGCTGCAACGCTTGATGCCGGGTGGTGCCATCATCGTCATCATGACGAGGTGGTCGCTGCTGGACCTCACTGGTCGTCTCATCGACTACCAGACCAAGAACCCTGACGCAGATCAGTGGGAGATCGTAGAGTTACCGGCCATCCTGAACGAAAGCCAAGAGAATGAGAAGTCTCTGTGGCCAGAGCAGTGGCCACTGGACCAACTCAAGTCCAAGAAGGCCAACATGGACCCGCGTTTCTGGAACGCGCAGTACATGCAGCAGCCTACGGCAGACTCTTCCGCCATCGTGGGACGCCACCATTGGCGGCTGTGGCCAAAAGACGATCCGCCCACGTGCGAGTACGTGATCCAGTCTTGGGACACGGCGTTCGAGACAAAGACCACCTCCGACTTCAGCGCCTGCACCACCTGGGGCGTGTTCTATAACGAAGAAGAGGGCGACGCCCCGCAGTTGATTCTGCTGGACGCGTTTAAGGATCGAATGGCGTTTCCCGAACTCAAGCAAGTGGCGCTCAAGCACTACAAAGAGTGGGAGCCTGACGCGTTCATCGTGGAAAAGAAGGCTGCAGGTGCGCCTTTAATATACGAACTCAGAAACATGGGTATCCCCGTGGCCGAGTACACACCATCACGTGGCAACGACAAGGTGGTGCGGATGAACGCTGTGGCTGACCTGTTCTTTTCTGGGAAAGTCTGGGCGCCCGACACGCGCTGGGCACGGGAGGTCATCGAGGAGATGGCGTCGTTCCCAGTAGGCGAGCACGACGACTTCGTGGACACTACGACCCAAGCCCTGCTGCGCTTCCGTCAAGGGGGCTTTGTCAGCTTGGACTCTGATGAGGCCGAGCAGGGCTACTTCACGCCACGCAAGGCGGCGTACTACTAAGGATTCATGATGGCAACCAACATCGACAAGGCGCTTTACCCCGCCCCCACCGGCATCGAGGAACTGGCACAGGCAGAGCCCGAGATTGAAATCGAGATCGTTGACCCAGAAGAGGTCAACATCGGCATCGACGGAATGGAGATCAGCCTCCGCCCAGAACCCAAGACCGCAGACTCATTCGACGCCAACTTGGCTGAGTATCTTGACTCAGGCTTTATTGAGGGCCTGGGCGGCGACCTGATGTCTGAGATCGACCAGGACAAAGCCTCCCGCAAGGAGTGGGAGAAGGCGTATGTGGACGGTCTGAAGCTGCTGGGCTTGCAGATCGAAGAGCGGACGGAGCCGTGGAACGGCGCCTGTGGTGTATTCCATCCGATGATTACGGAAGCCGTTGTGCGCTTCCAGTCAGAGATGATCACGGAGACGTTCCCTGCAGCAGGCCCGGTCAAGACCAAGATCATCGGCAAAGAGACGCCCGAGAAGAAAGAAGCCGCCGTTCGTGTGCAGGACGACATGAACTTCGAGTTGACCGAAGTCATGAAGGAGTACCGGCCTGAGCACGAGCGCATGCTGTGGAGCCTCCCGGCTACCGGCTCGGCGTTCAAGAAGGTGTACTACGACCCGAACCTAGGTCGTCAAGTCAGCATGTTTGTGCCTGCGGAGGACATCATCCTGCCGTACGGCACCACTGACATGGACACGTGCCGTCGCCTGACGCACGTCATGCGCAAGAGCAAGAACGACCTTATCAAGCTGCAGGCTGCAGGGTTTTACCGTGAGGTAGAACTGGGCGAGCCGGACAAGAACAAGTCCGACATCCAGCAGGCCAAAGATAAAGAGACGGGCTTCAGCGATCTCAACGATGATCGCTTCACGCTGATGGAGGTGCACGTTGATCTGCACATCCCAGATGACCCGTTTGGTGACAAGGACGGCGAGATTGCCGTGCCGTACGTGGTTACCGTTATTCGCGGTACGAACACCATCCTGAGCATCTACAGGAATTGGAACGAGGATGACGACCTCAAACTCAAGCGCCAGCACTTCGTGCACTACCAGTACGTTCCAGGCTTCGGAGCGTACGGCTTTGGTCTGTTCCATCTTATCGGTGGCTTTGCAAAGAGTGCTACTTCGCTCATGCGTCAGCTTGTTGATGCTGGCACTCTGTCTAACCTCCCTGGCGGACTGAAGTCACGTGGTTTGCGGATCAAGGGCGATGACACGCCTATCGCCCCTGGCGAGTTCCGCGATGTCGATGTAGCCTCCGGCAACATCCGCGACAGCATCCTGCCGCTGCCGTACAAAGAGCCCAGCCAAGTTCTCTACACCCTGCTGGGCAACATCGTAGAGGAGGGTCGTCGCTTCGCTGCCACCGCAGACATGAAGGTGGCCGACATGTCTGCGCAGGCGCCGGTGGGCACCACGCTGGCGCTGCTGGAGCGGCAACTCAAAATTTTGACGGCGGTCCAGGCCCGCACTCACTACTCGCTCAAGCAGGAGTTCAAGCTCCTGAAGTCGATCATCCGCGACTACACCGAGCCGGACTACGAGTACGACCCTGAGTACGGCACCAAGCGGGCCAAGCAGTCGGACTACGACCTTGTAGACGTTATCCCTGTGAGCGACCCCAACGCGGCCACGATGTCGCAGCGGGTGGTGCAGTACCAAGCCGTCATTCAGATGGCGCAGATGGCCCCGCAGATTTACGACCTGCCGCAGTTGCACAGGGCGATGCTGGACGTGTTGGGCATCAAGAACGCAGAGAAGCTCGTTCCGTTGCCTGACGACGAGAAGCCTATCGACCCCGTTTCGGAGAACCAAGACTTGCTGAAGAACAAGCCGGTCAAGGCGTTCCTGCACCAGGATCACGACGCACACATCGCGGTGCACATGATGATTACGCAGAACCCGCTGGTGGCGCAGGTTGTGGGGCAGAACCCGATGGCGCAGCAAATCGTTGCCGCGCAGCAAGCGCATATTGCTGAACACCTGGGCTACAAGATGCGCAAGCAGATTGAGGCGCAGTTGGGCATGCCTCTGCCTCCCGAAGACGAGAAACTCCCGCCGCAAATCGAGATCGCGCTGTCGTCAATGATGGCCCAAGCCGCTGCGCAAGTCAACGCCCAAGCCGCTCAGCAGGCCGCGATGCAGCAGGCGCAGCAGCAGATGCAAGACCCGGTGATCCAGATGCAGCAGCAAGAACTGGCGCTGCGTCAGAAGGAGCTTGAACTCAAGGCTCAGAAGATCATGCTCGATGCAACGGCTACGGCAGATAAGCAGGAGCTTGAAGCTGAGCGCATCAAGGGCGACCTGGAGCTTCGTGCCATGAAGACCCAGGCGGACATCGAGAAAGACAAGGCAGCACTGCAGGCTCAGCAAGAACGTGAAGGTGTCCGCATGGGCATCGACATCGCAAAGGCCAAAGCGCAAGAGGCCCAACAACGCCGAAAGGACACGCCCACTAAATGATCCAAGATTTCGCACGCGTATTGCGCGAACAAATACGCACCGACATGAACAACTACGCCGATGACTTGGCGGGTGGTGCGTGTCGCAATTTTGAGGAATACCAGAAGCTCTGCGGCGTCATCCAAGGTCTGGCGATGGCAGAGCGTTACATCCTTGACCTTGCAAAGAAAGCCGAAGATGCAGACGAGTGAAGCGGGAATCATCCTCCCACCGGGCATTAGCCTGCCTAAGACCATTCAACCCCAGGACGAACAGGACGAGAACCTCGCCCCTGAAGAGAAGGCCACAGCCCTTCCCGAGCCTGCAGGTCACAAACTGCTGTGCATCGTGCCTGATGTTTCAGACACGTTTGAGAACTCAAGCCTGATCAAGGCTGACAGTTACATGCGCCAAGAAGAACACGCCACCACGGTGCTGTTCGTGCTCAAACAAGGCCCTTCGGCCTACAAAGACCCCGAGCGTTTCCCTACGGGCGCTTGGTGTAAGCCTGGAGATTTTGTGTTGGTGAGGACTTACTCCGGCACCAGATTCAAAATCTTTGGCAAAGAGTTTCGTCTGATCAATGACGATCAGGTGGATGCTGTTGTGCAAGACCCTCGCGGACTCACCCGCGCTTGAAGGAGTGATTAATGGACAAAGAAGAGTTCAAGTTTCCTGACGAAAAGGAAAACGAAGTCAAGGTAGAAATCGAAGGCGAAGGCGACGTAGATGTCGAAATCGTTGACGACACCCCCGAGCGAGATCGCGGGCGTAAACCTCTAGACAAAGAGGTTTCTGACCCGACCGATGAAGAGATCGAGTCCTACTCGGATAAGGTCCAGTCGCGGATCAAAGAACTGACGCATGCCCGCCATGACGAGCGTCGTCAGAAAGAAGCCGTGGCTCGGGAGAAGGCTGAGCTTGAGCGTCTTGCACAGCAGCTTATCGCCGAAAACAATCGGCTGAAGAAGAGCTACAACGAAGGCCAAGAGGTTCTGGTCAATTCCGCCCGCAAGGAAGCGGAAGGTGAACTGGAGATGGCCCGTCGCAAACTCAAGGAAGCACAGGAGTCTTTTGATACAGACGCCATCATCGCTGCCCAGGAAGAACTGGCGTCGGCTAAATGGCGTGTTGAGGAAGCCAAAAGATTCCGTCCGCAGGCTTTACAGACCGAAGAAATTCCTGTACAAACTCAACAACAACCGCAAGTTCAAGTTCAACCCGACGAAAAGTCCCTGCGCTGGCAGGCTAAAAACCAGTGGTTCGGGCAACCTGGATTTGAGGAATACACCAGCTACGCACTAGGGCTGCACCAGAAGCTAGTCAACGGGGGTGTTGACCCTCGCTCCGATGATTACTTCGACCAGATTGACGGTCGCATGAAGTCGAAGTTCCCCGAGATTTTCGGTGGCAACGAAGACAAGCCGAGAACGGGTGAGGTTCAAAAGAAACCCACAACGGTCGTGGCACCTGCCGCTCGTACAACGAGTGCTGGAAAAATCCGTCTGACCCAAACACAAGTTGCGTTGGCGAAGAAACTGGGCCTGACCCCGCAGCAGTACGCTGCTCAAGTGGCAAAACTGGAGAACCAAAATGGCTGAAACTCAAAACCGTATGCCTCGTGACATGCAGTCACGCGAAAAATCTGCTCGTATGGTGTACACACCTTCGAGTTCGCTGCCCGATCCGACACCTGAGCCGGGTTATGTGTATCGCTGGATTGCGACGCACGTCCTGGGACAGGCCGACCCCACCAACGTGTCCAAAAAGATGCGTGAGGGTTGGGAGCCGGTGAAGGCGGTTGACCATCCTGAACTTATGCTGGCCGGAAACGAGAAGACCGGGAACGTGGAAATTGGTGGCCTCATGCTCTGCAAGATGCCCGCTGAACTTGCACGCTCACGGGATGATTACTACGGTCGTCAAGCACAAGCTCAGATGGACTCAGTGGACAACCACTTCATGCGAAACAATGATCCACGGATGCCGTTGTTCTCGGACCGCAAGTCCAGCACGACGCGCGGAGGTGGGT